TAGGTATCTCTGCCATGTCTGCCACGATAGTATGGAAATCGGCATCACCTACTTTGTAGGCTTCCAATACTTCGTCCACGCCATAGAGATTCTGTAAAACTGCATAATGCACTACCAACCTAGGCTCTTGCTGAGAATAGTCAAATACACCCCATCTATGGCCCTCCTCGGGTATAAATAATGACCTAATCCGTGGTCCAAGATCCTTGTTCCTTGCAGGAATTTGCTGGAGATTTGGGTTAGCGTAAGAAAATCTTCCGGTGACCGTTCCTCCATTGTCTCCTCTTAGTTGGTTAATTTCAGCATGAATTCTTCCTTTATGGTTATGTTTTAATATGGTATCAATAAACGTGGTATGGGCTTTGTTTATTTCACGGGCCTGGGCAATTAATTTCACAAGTGGGTGGGTGTGATTTTGTAAAAAGTTTTTAGTAAATGATGGAGAATTTGTTTTATCGGTTCGCTCAAATGGTAGGTGAAGTCTTTCAAAGACTTGAGCAATACTGCGTGCGGCCCATATTTGGACATCTACTTGTGTTTCTTTTTTTAACTTTTGTAATAATTCTTTTTCTTGTGTATGTAAGTCTTCTTTTAATTTTTGAGCTGCTTCTACGTCTACACGAACTCCTAAAAAACGCATATCAACTAAGCAAGGAAAAAGTTCAGTTTCTAATTCAAAGATAGCAGTTAAATCTTGGTGTAAAATTTCTTTCTTTAACTCTTGCCAAAGTTCTAATGTAATTTCAGCGTCCTTTTCTGCATATGCGCCAACATACATCGCAGGTAGTTTATACATTTCTGCCTTGGGGTCAACCCCCCAATCACGTGCGGCTGAATATAAATCTGTTTCATTCTTTGTCTTTCCAGTGTATCTTTTAGAGCAGTTGTTCAAGTCATAACGCATTTGATTTTCATCAACAATGGCCGATGCAATCATCGTGTCAACAATTTTACCGTTAATACTTAGACCAACTGATCGAATCCAACATACGTCATACATGGCGTTATGAAAAATTTTTATAGCGTCTGTATCAAGGACTCCTTGAAACCATTTTAAAACTTGTTTTCTATCCATGTTACCACCACCTTCATGAGCAATAGGATAATAACCTGACCAACCTTGCACAGCTACAGCTATGCCAGTAATGTCTCCCCTTTTAGTAACGGAACCTGATCCCATTTTAATTAGGTCAGGGTCTTTAGTTTCTAAGTCAATTGCTATTTCATCATACTTAGATAAGTCTGGAAATTCTTCTGGTGGTGTCCATTCAGTTGGAGCTGTAAAAAGAGGCCTCTGTATCATTTAATTATCCCCCATGAGTTATCTTTATCTTTTGGTTTATCTTCTTTTGGTTTTTCTATTTCTTTATAATCTCTTTCAAGTATCATTTCTAAAAAATGTATCGCTTTCAATATATCTTCCTTCTTTCCTTTCAATCTGTGACGACAGATATATTTTATAGCACATCCTTCCGGGAAGAGCAACTCATTTTCAACTACAAACTTACTTGGTTGAATTTTAAAGTTTTGATAATGTGATCCGCCGTGTTGTTTATCCCATACACTCATAAGTTATATCCTTTATATTTTTGTTTTGGTTCAATAATATGTAAATGCTCCTTGGTCCGTGTTGCACCAACATAGAATAATCTATTCTCATCATCTGGATTTTGCTCGTATGATTTCATTGTGTTTAAACTTAAGTCGGTAAGAAGCACAACGTTATCTGCTTCGCCACCTTTCGCTCCATGTATCGTCGACAAAGTTATACGTGGGCGTTCATTTAATTTTTCTCCATTCTTTCTCATCTTTCTTAAATATTCTATATCTCTTTTTGGTGCATCATCAAATGCTTCAAACCATGGTGTATCAGTTTTTAATCCGTAATATTTTTTCATAACTTCCATATCGTACGTACTATCTTTACTCATGCTTTTTAATTTATTTTTTTCTACATTTTTATTCATATATCCATAAATTCTTTCTATCTGATCATACGCCAGTGGCTGACCCTTTCTTAAATTTTCCCAATCAATTGCAGCCATATGTAGATTCTGTTCTTTTGTTTTTCTAAATTTGTTTTGATAATAAAAACCATTTAAATAAAGCGTTGGTTCTAACTGATCCAACATATATTTTGTTCTAGCTAGAATTAACCACTCACCTGAGGACATATCTAATTGTTCAAAGTCATCATATCGAGAAAGAGAACCTTGATGAGTTTTGGGATTCCATGTTTTATCTATTCTATTTTTAATTTTATTTATAATACCCATAGCTAAACCATGAACTCTAGCTGGTATTCTAAAAGATTGTTGCAAGGGCAGCATATGTCCTTCTTGCGCTATGAAAGAGTCCACATCTGCCCCGGCCCATCTAAATATTGCTTGGTCGTCATCTCCTGCAATAAAAGAATCAGTTGTTTTATGCCATATTGCTTTAGCCATATCCCATTGCATTCTTGATAAGTCTTGTGCTTCATCAATAAACACAACATCAAATTTAGGAACTGCTGCATCTGATTTTGTAAACATTGTAATCATGTCATTAAAATCAATTAGTCCATATTCTTTTTTATATCTATCTAATTCATTGGCTATAATTTTAAGTTTATCTCTTTCTAAATCTTGATTGTGTTCGTTTAAATCATACTGTTGTTCAGGCGTAAGTCCTCTAAGTTTAGCGAGATTTATTATTCTTAAGTATTCACTATCAGAAGTAAATATACCAGAGTGATCATTTTCATATATAGCATAGCTAACTGGAAACCCTATCTTCTTTCCTAAATCCATGTAATGTCTGCGTTGCATAACATTTTCTTTTTTTATTCCAAGTCGTCTAAATGCTAGTGAGTGTAATGTTCTAAAGTATGGTAAATCATCTTCTGTTAAATTAAATTTTTTAATTGCTCTATCTCTTGCTTCGTATGCGGCTTTCTGGGTAAATGCAAAATAACCTACCTTATCCGGATCAGTTTCTTTAAGATAATCATCAACTTTATTTAATAAAGTTGTAGTCTTCCCTGTTCCAGGGGGTCCTAATACTATTGTTTTCATTAATAAGGATCTTCTTCTTTTAATTTTTTCTGTTGATAGTCTTCAGTTTTTTTATCAAACTCTCTAATGGCAAAAACAGATAATCTTTCTTTTCCAATTCTTTTATTTTCACACCCACATTTTTCTTTTAGTAATTGTGCCGTTCTTGCATAACCTAAATCCCATCTTCGACGCATTAAAAACTGATGATAAAATCTATCGTACACAAAATGATGAAAGCCATTATGTGTCCACACACCTCCTTTAGGTAAATCTGTTTTATCACTAGATGTTAATCGGTTTAAACAAAACTCTTCTAAATGATTTTGTAATTGATCTTCAGTAGTAAGTCCTTCAGCAGGTTCTGTCACTTCAGCATTTTGTAATAATGAATTTGTAAGGTGGACCCAATCTTTTTCTTTTAATGTTGGTGGTCTATTTTTTAATTGAACCATACACGCTTCTTGAAATAAACTTTGTTGTCTTAAATATTTTACGTTATCTAATTTTAATCTTTCTCCATCCACATTCATATAATAATATGGGTCTTCTAAATCTATGACCTGTAAATCTGTAAGATTAGGAAATAATATTTCTTGACCAATTCCAAATTTTCTAGTTCTACATAAATTTTTATCACATAGCCCACACATTGGTTGGTCATTGCATTTATAACCCCAATCTTTTTTATCGTGTTGTTTTATAATTACGTCTACTTCTATATCCGATAATGGTTTTTCCATTACGGTTGAATTAAATAAAACTATTTTTGATTTCCAATTATCTGGCCATTTTTGTTTGGCGTAAACTCCATAGTGAAATAAAGCATTGTTTCTACCACCCTCTCCTATTTTGTTTAATCCAAATGATTCAATGCAGGGAGGCCCATCAGAATACTCTGAACTGGGCCTCTCTACTTTTATGGAACCAACATCTAGTTGTTTTACATTACTATAGATTCCATAAAATTCTTCTAAACTTGCTGCTGTACCATCATCCTTAAATGCATAACGAACACTATCATCACCATTAAAGTATGGTAAATTTAAAAAATTGCCGGTATCATCTTGCGATTTTAATTCTATTTGTTTTGGAAAGACTTCCGATTGTCCATAACCTAGAACAGCTTTAATCTCGGTAAGTTTATTTCTCATAGTTTTAGCTAAGCCAAAACTTTCAGTAAATAAAAATACATGGGCACCACCAGATTTGGATCTACATACTACTAATGGTAATTTAAATGCTTTAATTTTATTTATTAATTTTTTATGATCAAATCCTGCATAGGAGTCTATATCTATACATCCCCATTTGCATTGATTGTCATCATTAATTGGAATAATTCCTAAATTTTCTCTGCCCTGTAAATGTTTTAACCAAAGATCATCCGTAACGGGCTCTCGTTTTACAAATGAAGTGCCTTTTATCTTGGTGCCATTCCCATTTGTGTCAGCAACTTTAGTGACACCATGTGCTCGGCCCAAACCTTGAAATATATTTATAAATCTTTCTATTCGTTCTCTCATAGCGCTTTAAAAGTGGGCGCTTCCACTCTCGCTTTCACGCCCACTACCTAGGATTCGTTAGTATGGAGTACTACTTGTTTCCTCTGATCCATGTTTAGCTTGAACTTCACCTTTACCTACTCGGTCAGCGAAATTTTTAGCTATATCATAGATAGATTTATCAGTAACAGGACCAGTCTTAGCTACATCCCATCCAAACCATGTTCCTTTGTCATTCGACATTTGAACAGTTTTTAGATTATAAATGTGGCTGTAAGTTGGCGG